ATGGCGCGCATTACACGCCCCCTCACTAACAACGAAATCCTCAAAGCGAAACCCCGCGAAAAAGACTTCACCCTGCATGATGGTGATGGCCTGTTCTTACTCGTCAAAACCTCCGGTAAAAAACTCTGGCGCTTCCGTTATCAACGACCGGGAAGCAGCAGCCGCACAAATTTGAGTCTCGGCTCATACCCTGCCCTTACACTCGCAGCAGCTCGTCAGATACGCGACCAGCACTTAACCACACTCGCGCAAGGCATGGATCCACAACAGCAACAGGAGCAAGCATCAGAACAACGTCAGATTGAGTTAGACAGCATTTTCTCAACTGTGGCTGCAAACTGGTTCCAGATTAAAAGCAGAAGTGTCACAGAGGATTATGCAAAGGATATTTGGCGTTCTTTGGATAAAGACGTGTTCCCGGCAATCGGTGCGATACCCGTTCAGGAGATAAAAGCCAGAACGATTGTTGAAGCACTTGAGCCAATCAAAGCACGAGGGGCACTGGAGACTGTTCGCCGACTGGTACAGCGTATTAACGAAATAATGATTTATGCTGTTAACACTGGTCTGATTGATGCCAACCCGGCATCAGGTGTAGGTATGGCCTTTGAGAAGCCCAAAAAGCAAAATATGCCGACACTGCGACCAGAAGAATTGCCGAAACTGATGCGTTCTTTGGTGATGTCCAATCTCTCTGTATCGACGCGCTGCCTGATTGAATGGCAACTCCTTACTCTTGTACGTCCTTCTGAGGCTTCCGGTGCTCGATGGAAAGAGATTGATCTCGAGGAAAAGCTCTGGACGATTCCAGCCGAACGGATGAAGGCTAAGCGGGAACACATAGTCCCTTTATCATCCCAGGCGTTAGATATTCTTGAAGTGTTGAAACCTATCAGTGCTCATCGCGAACATATTTTTCCAAGCAGGAATGATCCAAAACAACCAATGAATAGTCAGACTGCGAATGCTGCCCTCAAGAGGATAGGGTACAGCGGGAAACTAGTAGCACATGGTTTACGATCCATAGCAAGTACAGCTATGAATGAGGCTGGTTTTAATCCTGATATAATTGAAGCGTCGCTGGCGCATAGCGACAAAAATGAAGTAAGACGAGCTTATAATAGATCTATATATTTACTTCAAAGGAGGGACTTAATGGACTGGTGGGGTAAGAATGTTAAATCTATAAGCATATAATTAAATGCCCCACAACTACAAATGTGGGGCACATGTTTAATGAATGGAAGTTTTATTAACAGTAACCTTTTTCTCTAAATCATTTTCTTTTTCATCTTCGTCCTCATCTTCATCTTCATCTTCATCTTCATCTTCTAAATACAACTCCAACCCTTGGCCTTCAATATCCTCGACTGTAAAATCCAACGTTCTAACTTCATCGAGTATGATTTCAAAATAAGCTGACTTTGTCATAAGATTGAATATATAATCATTTACTTCATCATCATCACGTTTATTGACATTACTCCCAAGCAATTCAACTGAGAAAGCAATGATTTTACGTATAATTTCGATCTCACCACCAATGTCAACATTCTTTGAAACTTTTAGTATAAATGGTGTTGTTTTAGCATTTGATCCATACTTCATTCTTAAGTACTTATCCATTACAACTCTAGATATACTTAAAACATGAAAGCAATTTGTATACATTAACTGAGAAAAAGATTTTTTAAAAGATGGTAATTCCGTAACTTGATCCAACATAATAAATGATGCATGTACATCCTCAGGCATGGTTCCCTCATTAAATATTTTCTCATATAAACCATCCTTATTATCTAACCGAGAAGTAAATACGAGATCTAAATCATCAACCCTATCTTGCATAGCAGATTTAACAACATCAACAGCCCCTCCAAGATTGAAACTTAAGTGAGCGTTGGCAAAATATTTATTTGATATTACAGCAATACCAGCAGGCAACTCCCTGAATTCACCCTCTCTTCTTTCATACCAATAATTAGTATTGAAAAAATAATCCTGAATTCTTTTTTGAAGCATATCATTGGACCAAAAATCACGATCAGAAACAGGGTTTTGAGAGTTTGTATATTTTGTAACTTTCAAATCGAAATCATCACCGCCTGATTTTAGTAACCTAAAAGTAATTCTTGCCTCTTCATCTAAAATTGCACGTTCCGCCGGACTGCAGTCCTTATACGCGGTATAAATTGAGTACGCAGTTTGCGCGCCATTAATGACTTGAAGTCCTGTCACTTCAAACTCTATTGCTTCGTTGCTTAACTTTGGTATTTTTCTAGTTATCGCAGTAATCCCATTATTGTAATACCAAAAATATGCTGGGTTTTTATGAATTGTATTCTTAATTTCAGAATTTATCGCAGATGTAAGTAATGGGTTCCTTACATTCTTGTTAAAAAGAGAAACACCATACTTTGTTACCAACTCAAATAACAATTTTGGTTTAATCAAAAAAACATAAGCATCAAAAGGTGAGTTTATCTCCACACAGCTATTGCCTGAATCTCGACAAATTTCAATTCTAATCTTATCTAAACTGGGATCGTAAATATTTTCAAGCGGATTTGGCGGGTAACTTTTCTTGAATTCTCTACTTATATAATCTATTTTCAAACGATTAATATCAAACCCTTCTATATCAATATCCCCATCCATAGTTTTTTTAAATGAATCGATATTCCCTTGGCAATTATCACAGTTGTTTTTAAGAGATAAATATATAACTTTAACACGACCATTTTTTTTAATGTGTTCTCTTAATTTATCATATTGATTATTGAACTTTTCATTGGTACCTTTTGCTTTATCTCCCTTTAATACACTTTGCACGTCGCTCAAAAAAGATTTTAATTCTTTGCTTTCAAATTCAGACTCGCAATTATTTATTGCATTCCATTTTGACTGGACAACATAATAAGTAACTACACCTTGAGAATCAACTCGTTCAAGGATTATATCGCAAGACGAATCATCACAACCATCAGTAATGTAATCCTCAACATTACTAATGTCTGCGTAGTTTCTTAAAAACCAGATAAGAAAAGCAAAGGATTTTTTTTGATTGTCTTGATTGAATGTAGAAAAATAGTTCGAATACACCTCACTATTAATGACATCCATTAGCTGGCTATCTATAACTTTATAAAAATCTTCATTTTTCATTTATTCATTCCACATTACAAATTGATAATGGTGTTATGAGGTCCAACTTTAGGACATATCCGCTAGACATTTGAACATTTAAATAAGTTCATTTGCAACGCTTTTATAGAAAAAACCGAGCAACATTCAAAAATATATTATCAAGTTAACCCGCAGGAGTACCCACGCCACACCTGCCAGTTCCATGGGACGGTTCAAATACAGGTTAGAGGATGGTTTAAACCTATCCCATTTCATCAACAGTCTTACCCCCGAGCCTCTATACGATACAACGATATCCATAGGACGCAAAAAAATACACATTACCGCTGGCGCGCAATGCTCTCCCCGCCACGCCTGCCCGCTTAAGGGGGCGCTTTTAATGCAGGTGCATGACCGGCCTCAGGGCGCGCCAGTGCTGGCGCTGGCGGGGAATTCAGTGTCGGTAAAGCGCATGCAAAACCATGCACCTTATGCATGCATGGCTTTTATACGTAAAAATGGCGGGATTTTCGGGGCATTTTTAAGCGGACTACTGCACGGACAGTTCTGCGCGACGGCGGGTGTAATTCAGGTTCTGTGCAGGCGTGAATTTTTCACGATTATCATCGCGCGAAGCCGCGTCAGGCCTGAATCCGATGGCCTTTAAAATGTCATAATCCTGCGCCGGATAATTAATTTTTTCACCGGCTGAAAGCCAGAGCTGTAGCGCCTCGCGCAGATAATCGAGTGAGTGCTGCATGGCGCAGCGCTGAACGGCGGCATGTTGCCCGGAATAATTCATCAGCTCAGGGGCAAGGGCGGCGGCCAGCTCCGCGCCATGCGCCTGCATAAAATCATTCAGACGGTTACGTATGCTGATGCGCTGCACCTCCTCATGCGAGCGGATATAACGTCCGGAAGCCTGATTTATTTCCCACTTTTTCACGTCGATAATCTCGCGCAGCGTTTGCAGGCTCCAGCCGCTGTGGCCGCTGCCGGCAAGCTGTTCGCGGTATGCCTGCTCGGCCTGCGTCAGTTCATCCCTGTGTTGCAGCCAGGCGGATTTGTTTGCCTGACAGGCCTCAAAGGCTTTCTGTAGCGTCAGTGTGGTCACGTATGTTTCTCCTGATGACTGGCCGTGCTTACGCACCGGCACGGTTAACGGTGGCCGCCGGTGCGGGTACAGGGATGACCGGCTCTGTCGCCGGTGAACGAATAACCCCGTCGATTGATTCAAGCGTACGGAACGTGGCCGAGCACTCGATGTTCATGCACTGGTGATAGCGCTGTTTGACGTTATCGGACAGATAGCGACTGGTGCGGGAATGCGCGCTGGTTTTGCAGAACGGGCAGTGAAACATGCTTACCCCTCCGCTTCTGTCTCGCCATTTTCAGCCAGCTTTCTGGCGAGCATCATTCTCTTCGCAGGGCTGCGTAACAGCTCCGTATCCACGCCTGTAATCTGCGGCCGGTACATGCCCGTCACGGACAACACCGGCTCCTGCGTCATATCGAAGTGATACAGGCTGCCCTGACGGCTCAGCGCATCGCGCAGCTCACTGATGACCACGGACTGCGGGGCACTTTCACCCTTCATTTCGAGGGCACGAATGCGCAGCAGGAAAGCGCGGATGAGGGCGACAGGAACGGCGTTGACAGCCTGAGCCCATTCCGCACCGGCATAAGCGGTAAAGGCATCTTCATGCGCTGAAAGGTATTTATTGCCGGTAGAGCAGGCATTCAGCATGGCGCGTTTCCGGTCTGTCTCCAGCTCCGCAATCAGGCCGGTGAACTCGTCGGCCAGCTCGCGACTGGCGATACGCCTGCTGTGCTCAGCTTTCATTTCAGGGGTGAGACTGCCGCGCAGGGTGCGAAAGCGGCTGCGCCAGTCCTGCTCAGCCTCTGCGCTCTCATCGAGGGCGGTCTGCCGCTCCTGCTTACAGCGTTCAATGGACGTATCAATCTCTTTCAGTACCTGCATGCTGGCCGCGTGGGTGTCTCTGGCCGCAGTGAATGCGCTCAGCTTGTCGGTGATGTGCTGGTTGTTCACTTCATACTGCTGAGCGGCAACATTTTGCAGGGCGGTAATGACTGTTTCGGGTTTCATGTTCAGGCTCTCCGTTTATTCAACCTGAAATGATTCTGCCCTTCATCACACAACATCTCGATTCATTGCAGTTGTGGCAGTTCTGGCACAAACAGCACTTAAAATCCGGCTTGCCAGAGAAAGGTCTCAGCAAAACCTTACTCATCGTTTGTTTTTTTACATATAACTGTTCACTACTGTTCACCTTAAATAAAAATATAAGTAATACAGTAAGATAAAGGGTGAACAGTTGAGGGTCTGACTGTTCACCGTCTGTTCACCACTGTTCACCACTGTTCACCCATCTTCTGAACACTCCTGGAGGCGTATATATTTTTTATTAATAAAAAATAAACTATTAACCACTTTTGTTTATGTATGGATGTGCCAGAATGTGCCAAAGGATACCCACGATATACCAGAACATTGTCAGAGATTGTCGCTGTATAAAAAACAGTCTGTTGTGTGGTGAAGTACTGCAAAATGACTTGTTGCCCTGAGGGAAAATATTCACAGAATAGAGAGCTACCCGAGGCCGGACGGACACGCCCGGCACTGTATGGACTTTATGAGGTAGCCCGATGTACACTGCTTTTTCTTCCCCGTCTTCTGCCCCTGCCGCACCACTGATGACGGTTTCTGATGCCGTTCAGGAGCGCTTTATCCGCCTGCCCGAAGTGATGCATCTGTGTGGCCTGTCCCGGTCGACCATTTATGACCTCATCAGCCGGGAAGCCTTCCCGAAACAAATCTCCCTCGGTGGAAAAAATGTGGCGTGGGCGCAGTCTGAAATCACCGCATGGATGGCAGATCGCATTGACGAACGCAACCGGGGCTATGACGCATGATGATGACCGTTCAGCATTCAGCCCCTTTTTCTGGCTTGCTTCCTGTCGTCGTTTCCAGGTATAGTTTTCCCGCTGTCGCAAAATCGGCAGCCGGAATTGGCGTTCCGAATAACTTCAAGGCGACACGACACGCGCCATGCGTGTTTTTTTATGTCGTTGCTCAGGCACACCCATTTTCAGGGCTGTGGTGTTTATTCGTGCACCCGAGTCCTTTTCTGATAATGGTAGTCCGGGCGGGGCAGCCTTCGGGCTGGCCGGTTTCCTTGAAGGCCGGTTACGCCAACCCCGTTCGGGCTGCCACCAGTGAAATTGGCGTTTCCGGTGGTAGTTTTTCAAACTACTTCAAGGAGGCTGCCATCATGGCTACTACCCTCACCCCATCGTACCCGCAGTTTGTCTTTGTGTTTGCCGCCGTTCGTCGTGCAGACCGTAAACCCCGTATCTGTATGCTCCGCACCGTTGCCGGTGATGAACACGCCGCACGCCTGTCGCTCGTTCGCGACTACGTTCTGTCGTTCGCTGGCCGCCTGCCGGTTGCGGAGGTGCGTGCATGAGACACACCACCATTACCGCCCGTGACCTCGAATGTCTGGAGCATATGCGCAACGTCGGCCAGCTCGTCAATGAGCTGATGCAGGTGCAGGACTGCGCCACCGTTCGTCGTGACCCTGCGCAGCAGTCACAGCTCACCTCCGTGATTTACCTTATGACCGCCCAGCTCGACGGCGTGGTAGAGCGCTGCAATCAGCGCTGGCTGACCGGGGAGGGCAACGTATGAAAAAGCCATTACCGCCCGTATTACACGCCGCGCTATATCGGCGCGCCGTGGCCTGTGCATGGCTGACCCTGTGCGAACGCCAGCACCGCTATCCGCACCTCACCCTTGACGCGCTGGAAAGCGCCATTGCCGCCGAGCTGGAGGGCTTCTACCTGCGCCAGCACGGCGAGGAAAAAGGCCGCCAGATTGCCTGTGCACTGCTGGAAGATTTAATGGAAGCCGGACCACTCAAAGCCGCGCCGTCGCTGTCCTTCCTCGGGCTGGCCGTGATGGATGAACTCTGCGCCCGTCACATGCAATCGCCTGTTGTGCACTGAGGGAGAAAATAACGATGAAAATGAACGTAACAGAGACGGTAAAACAGGCGTGCGGCCACTGGCCGCGCATTCTCCCGGCGCTGGGTGTGAAGGTCATTAAAAACCGCCATCAGGCCTGTCCGGTGTGCGGCGGCTATGACCGCTTCCGCTTTGACGATAAAGAGGGGCGTGGCACATGGTTCTGTAACCAGTGCGGTGCGGGTGACGGTCTTAAGCTGGTAGAGAAAGTGTTCGGTATGACCGCATCAGAGGCCGCCGGAAAGGTGGATGCCGTGACCGGCAACCTGCCACCGGTTGCCCCCGAAGTGATTGCGACAGCAGAGGCTGAAACCGAAGCTGACCGTAAAGCGGCGGCCGCACTGGCCGTCAGGCTCATGGAGAACACCCGACCTGCCAGCGGCAACGCCTACCTGACCCGCAAGGGCTTCCCCGACCGGGAATGTCCGGTACTGACGTCGATGCATAAAACCGGCGGCGTGACGTTCCGCGCCGGTGATGTGGTTGTCCCGCTGTATGACGATACCGGCGCGCTGGTAAACCTTCAGCTTATCAGTTCTGACGGTCTCAAACGCACCCTGAAGGGCGGTCAGGTTAAAGGGGCATGTCATGTCATCGAAGGGAAAAAACAGGCAGGAAAACGCCTGTGGATAGCGGAGGGCTATGCAACCGCGCTCACCGTGCATCACCTGACCGGTGAAACCGTCATGGTGGCGCTGTCCTCCGTGAACCTCCTTTCTCTGGCGAGCCTTGCCCGTCAGAAACACCCGGCCTGCCAGATTGTCCTCGCTGCCGACCGTGACCTTAACGGCGACGGCCAGACAAAAGCCGCCGCGGCCGCAGAAACCTGTGAGGGCATTGTCGCCCTGCCGCCGGTGTTCGGCGACTGGAATGATGCGTTTATGCAGAATGGCGGGGAGGCCACGCGGAACGCCATTTATGACGCCGTCCGGCCACCGGCGCAAAGCCCGTTTGATACCATGAGCGAGGCGGAATTTACGGCCATGAGCGCCAGTGACAAGGCTCTGCGGGTGCATGAGCATTACGGTGAAGCGCTGGCCGTGGATGCGAACGGCCAGCTCCTGTCCCGCTATGAAAACGGCATCTGGAAAAATATCCCGGCAGCCACTTTTTCACGGAATGTGGCTGACTTATTCCAGCGCCTGCGCGCCCCGTTCTCATCCGGGAAAATTGCCTCGGTGGTGGAGACCCTGAAACTGATTATTCCGCAGCAGGATACACCGGCGCGTCGTCTGATTGGTTTTCGCAACGGGGTACTCGATACCCAAGGCGGCATATTCAGCCCGCACAGTAAATTGCACTGGCTGCGCACGCTGTGCGACGTGGATTTTACCCCGCCGGTGGAAGGCGAAATGCTGGAAACTCACGCGCCGAATTTCTGGCGCTGGCTTGACCGGGCGGCCGGTAAAAATCCACAAAAGCGCGACGTGATACTCGCTGCGCTTTTTATGGTGCTGGCGAACCGCTATGACTGGCAGCTCTTTCTCGAAGTCACCGGTCCGGGTGGGAGCGGCAAAAGTATTCTGGCCGAAATTGCGACCCTGCTCGCCGGAGAGGATAACGCCACATCGGCCGACATCGACACGCTGGAAGACCCGCGCAAGCGTGCCTCCCTGATTGGCTTCTCGCTTATCCGTCTGCCTGACCAAGAAAAATGGAGCGGTGACGGCGCTGGACTTAAAGCCATCACCGGCGGCGATGCGGTCTCGGTTGACCCGAAATACCAGAACCCGTATTCAACGCATATTCCGGCGGTCATTCTGGCGGTAAACAATAACCCGATGCGCTTCACCGACCGCAGCGGCGGTGTGTCACGTCGCCGGGTGATTATTCATTTCCCGGAGCAGATTGCCCCGGAAGAGCGCGACCCGCAGCTCAGGGATAAAATTGCGCGCGAGCTGGCTGTTATCGTGCGCCAGCTTATGCAGAAATTCAGCGACCCGATGACCGCGCGCGCACTGCTCCAGTTGCAGCAGAACTCCGACGAGGCACTCAATATCAAGCGCGATGCTGACCCGACGTTTGATTTTTGCGGTTATCTGGAAATGCTGCCGCAGACCAGCGGGATGTTTATGGGTAATGCCAGCATCGTCCCGCGTAATTACCGTAAGTATCTCTATCACGCGTATCTGGCCTATATGGAGGCCAACGGGTACAGAAACGTGCTCAGCCTGAAAATGTTCGGGCTGGGACTGCCCATGATGCTGAAAGAGTACGGCCTGAATTATGAAAAGCGGCACACAAAGCAGGGGATACAGACCAACCTGTCGCTGAAAGAGGAAAGCTACGGCGACTGGCTGCCGAAATGCGACGAACCCGCAGCGACATAACCCACTCCAGACCGGCTACAGCCGGTCTTTTCCTTTCTGGCCATTGCCACAAGGTGAACAATCCACTGTTCACCCTTCACCGTATCTTCACCCTGTATCATCATGAAATTATTAATAAAAAACCAGAGGTGAACAGTGTGAACAGTAAAACCTAAAAAAACTTTTTATCCCCCCACCACATCGCCTGACCGGGCAGATCCAGAACGAGCAAAACGAACAAAGGTGAAGAGTCGACTTTTCACTCCTCACCAACTCACCACCGCTTAACCACATGATATAAAATAGAAAATCATCGAAGTTAACAGTATAAACAGTTAGATTAAAAAAATACTAACGCATCTTATGGCGATAGGTAACACTATCGCCATAAGAAAAAGCACATTACATGAAGAACAAAGAAGGAAGGCATATAAATGGATAAAACTGATTACATCCTACGTTCACTTACGAAAACCTCAAAAAAACGATGGGAACATTATGCAGTAACTCGCATTTATCATCTTTTAAATGATCCCGACATTGAATTTGTCTGCCAGCAATGTGTCAGAAAAGAAAATGGAAAAATCTATTTGGCAGATTTATTTTTCCCACAACTGAAACTTTATCTTGAAATTGATGAAGGGCATCACAACAGTGAGCAATCACAAATAGATGATGCGAAACGTCGTATGGATATTACTGAAGCTACAGGATTTTTAGAGAAAAGAATTCCCGCCAGCGAAATAAGTCTTGAAATTTTCGATCGTTATATCAATGAATTTATTGAGTTGATACGCAATCGTAAAAATAGAATGATTAAAGATAAAAAATTCAAAGAATGGGATTATGATAATAAATATACAGCTCGTCCACATCTTAAGGCAGGAAGGATATCTGTAGGTCCAGATGCCGTCTTCAGATACCACCGGGATGCTTTGAACTGTTTCGGTTACAACAAAGGACATCATCAGTCTGGCGGTTGGAGCATTCCTTCTCACATAAGTGAAGCAATGGGTCTATCAGGAAAATGCATGGTTTGGTTTCCAAAACTATATGGAAATTCAGATTGGGGAAATGAATTGACTGATGATGGTAACAAAATCATAGAGCGGAATATAAAAGATGATGAGGGATACACAGAACGCTGGGATAAACGAATTGTTATGGCACATTCTCGTGATGAGTTGAACAGGACACTGTACCGATTTCTTGGGGTGTTTGAAGCTATCCCTGGTCACCATACTGGCAACATACTAGAGTTTCATCGTGTAAGTACATCGGTCAATGTATACCCTCCTAATGATGCTGCCCCATGATTAACAGCATATTTAGTTCCCTGTTTATACGAGATACAACACTGCTACAGTGAGAAAATTGGTACACGCTTAGGTACACAACTGAAAGTTGAATACGAAAAAATCTCTTACTTTTAATAGGTTGGGAAATTTATTCAGACTCCGCCAGCTCCACCACTTTGATGGGACTGCAACCGGACAGCGGCAATAAAAACAGCCACTTACGGACACTGACCAGACAGTGCGCAGACCGAGAAAAGACAAAATATGCACGTGAAATGCACGTGCACTTTAAAAAAACCCCAGATCTCACGGTCTGGGGTTTTTCTATTTGTAACTAAGGGTAACAAAAACACCTACCCCCTTTCGCGCTCCGCTCGCCTTGACACTGTTTATTATCACATTAAAAATACTGTATACAACCACAGTGGTTTTCCGGAGGCTTTTATGTTCGTTGAACTGGTTTATGACAAACGTAATGTGGAGGGGCTCGAAGGGGCCAGAGAGATTATCCTGGCAGAGCTGACGAAGCGAGTGCACCAGATTTTCCCTGATGCCGAGGTGAAGGTGAAGCCGATGCAGGCAAACGCCCTGAATAGCGATGCCAGCAAAAGCGATCGGGAAAAACTGAACCGTATGCTGGAGGAAATGTTTGAAGAGGCCGATATGTGGCTTGTACAGGATTAAATCTAGAACACTCTCATACGCAATGCTAAACTTGTCATCTTTCAGAATTGACTGATTTTTCAAATGTTAAAGTTATTTAGTCGCTACATTTCAGTAGGCGTAATTAACACTGCTATGCACTGGGTATGCTTCGGCGCGCTTCTTCATTTCTTCGAAGCTACTCAGGCTGTTGCAAACGTCTCCGCATTCTTCATTGCGGTTACGTTTAGTTTCTTCGCTAACGCAAGATGGACGTTCAAATCACAGGCAACGTCAGGGCGTTATATCGCGTTCGTCGCATTCATGGGCATCATGGCTGGAATGACAGGGTACATCGCAGATGCGATTGGTGCGTCGCCTATTTTAACCCTCTTAGCGTTCTCAGGATTCAGTCTTGTTGCCGGGTTCATATACTCAAAATTCATTGTCTTTAGGGATGCGAAATGAAAATTTCTTTGGTCGTGCCGGTGTTCAATGAAGAGGAAGCCATTCCAATCTTCTATAAAACTGTACGGGAATTTGAAGGTCTGCAGCAGCATGATGTTGAAATCATCTTCATCAATGACGGCAGTAAAGACGCCACAGAATCAATCATAAACGCGCTTGCTGTAGCTGACCCTCTTGTAGTTCCGCTGTCATTCACTCGCAACTTCGGTAAAGAGCCAGCGCTGTTCGCCGGGCTTGACAATGCAACCGGTGACGCGATTATCCCGATTGATGTAGACCTGCAGGACCCAATTGAGGTCATTCCACACCTGATTGAGAAGTGGCAGGCTGGGGCAGATATGGTGCTGGCTAAACGCTCTGACCGATCCACCGATGGGCGACTCAAGCGTAAGACCGCAGAGTGGTTCTATAAGCTGCACAACAAAATCAGCAATCCGCAGATCGAGGAAAACGTTGGCGACTTCCGCCTGATGTCTCGAAATGTGGTTGAAAACATCAAGCTGATGCCAGAGCGCAACCTTTTCATGAAAGGAGTTTTGAGTTGGGTTGGCGGCCGCACTGATGTTGTTGAATATGCCCGCGCAGAACGTGTGGCCGGGGATTCTAAGTTCAATGGCTGGAAGCTGTGGAACCTTGCATTAGAGGGCATTACAAGTTTCTCAACTTTTCCACTGCGCATGTGGACGTATATCGGTTTGTTCGTTGCCGGCATGGCCTTTATGTACGGAGCGTGGATGATTATTGACACCATAGCATTCGGAAATCCAGTAAGAGGCTATCCTTCTATATTGGTATCAATTTTGTTCCTCGGCGGTGTGCAATTAATCGGTATTGGAGTTCTCGGCGAGTACATCGGCAGGATTTATATTGAGGTTAAAAACAGACCTCGTTATATTTTGAAGGGAAATTAAATGGTTAGCTTTCACAAAAAAGAATTTTCATTGTTCAGTGCGTGGATATTCTCGCTCATAATAATATCGATCGGATACTACCCACTGATCAATGACAGGCTCTATCTGGTTGATGATATCACTAGGTCAATTAAAGGATACTTTGGGTGGATTGAATTAGGCAGACCACTAACAGAATGGCTTGCTATGTTCTTGAGCACCAGTTCTGACCGCCTTGCCGACATTACACCTTTGCCTCAGTTATCGAGTATTGTTGCGTTATCTTATTTAACAATTCTTTTACTTAAAAATACATTCCATAAAATCACCATTGGGAATGTTCTAATATGTATAACTGTAGCAGTAAACCCACTGTTACTTGGTAATATGTTGTTCAGGTTTGATTCATTATCAATGATATTGTCCATGTTGTTACCTGTTCTAGCGTGGGATTTGCTAAACAAAAACAGGACTATATATGCGCTAGCATCACTTATTGCATGTCTTTCTTTTTACCAACCAGCCATTGCAATATTCCCGATATTGGTAATAACTACATTTATTCAATCCAAAAAACACAACAACAAAAACATAGAGTACATAATAAAATCTGCTGGGCTAACCGTAGTGTCTTGCGTTTTATACTATTTCGTTGTTGTACTTAATACCATTAAATCCACTGAAAAGAGGGCAGACTTAACTACTGGATTAGCAAGTAACATTTACATAGGAATTAAGACCTCTATTTCAACAGCATTGCAATCTTATGGTCACGTCGCTGCTATATTAATAGCAGTAGCAACGTTAGCTTTTATCATTGTATACGCAAAACATATTATTGTAGTAGTTAAAGAGGGCGCGGGGAATTCAAGGTTTTTAAACCTTTCACTAATGGTATTTGCTCCAGTTGTAATATTAATTTGTTCTGCTGGAGTAAATCTGATTCTTAGTAATGGGTACTATCCAACGCGAGTTTTATTTCCAATAGCGTTTATAGTTTTCCTAGCCCTTGCCATCCCCGCCACATTCAATGATTTCTTTAATCGTATCGCAGCATATTTATCTATCGCACTGATATTCTCATCAACATCAGTGATTTATGCCACTGCATCTTCACTTTATCATCAGCAACGCTACGATTCATATGTATTATTTTCCTTAAGCGAAAAGCTTTCACTTTTAAAATCAAAGAAAAATACATACATATTCGGCGCAACAGACTATTCAGAGGCGTCAAAAACTTCAAATAGAGTATTCCCAATACTAGATCACATAAAGAACAACTACTATGACATGACATTAAGTCAGTCATTAGTTAACAATGGGATTAGGAACATAAAGTTCTCTGGCAAGGACAGGCAGATTTCCTATGAATTAGAGAAAATGGCTTGCAATGGTGAGATGAATCTTATTTACTCCATGCCTCAATACTCCATTTTCGAGAATGATAAAAATTTACTAATTTATCTCGGCGGGAGCATCTGTAATAAATGAAGATCTTAGGATAGTTTAAACTATTAACAAGCACATGAAGACATCAAGGGCGTAAATTACCCTTGATGTCTTACTTTATATTGTAGGCCAGACTATTTCTGGTGCTTTTGATGGGTCTACCGATTCGAGCGCATCAAGATAATCAAGCCACTTATTAAATGAGGCCTTTTCATCATCTTTCAGGCGGCCGAGTGCCAGTTTCGACGGCCATTGCTTACTATCAATGTATTCATTCGCCTGGCTAATCAGGGTTTGCTTCTGGAGTTCGGCTTGCTGAGCCCCTCTCCAAAATGGAAGCAAACGCGCGCGGTGTGAAGTACGCCGAGCGCCTGCTCGGGAGATACAAAACCAGATCGTCAGTGGCACCTTTGAATATGCGAAATATTTCCCCAACTCCAAAAAGCTGGAACTGTTCGGGGTGGTGAAGAAAACCAAAAACATAAAGTCCTACCTGGACGAGTACCTGAAAATCTGCCAGAACCGCAACCTGTCCCCGTCGACTATCAACGGTTATGAAAAATGCCTGTCTGCGCTGTCAGCTCTGCATAAACTCCACGTGTCAGAACTGACGCCAGCGGTCCTTAAAAACTGGATAGCCAGCCGGAAAACAAAGCTGAAAACGACCAGGAATAACCTTTCGTTTCTGCGCAGCGCCATCGATGAAGCTGTTACGGATGGCCTGCTGAACATTAACCCGGTAACCCTAGTCAGCGCCAGCCGGTACCACGTGATCGACAGCAGCCCAAACGCCGACGATTACGAGGTTGACCCGTTCACGCCAGCGGAAACCCTCGCTATTTACCAGAGCTGCCGGTACCCGGAATGGGAAAACCTGTTCCGATTTGCTTTCAATACCGGTCTGCGGAGCTCCGAACTGTGCGCGCTGCGCTGGCCTGATCTCGACAACATCGCGAACACAGCCCACGTTCAAGCGGCCAGTGTCGTAGGGGTACTTAAAGGCACCAAGACAAAAGCCGGTACCCGTAAGGTGGAGCTGAACAGTGAGGCGCTGGCGGCCCTGCAGGCGCAGAAGCAATACACCTTTATGAAAAGTGAGTTTATATTCAGCGATCCGAAAACGGGAGAACCCTGGGCGAACGCCGACGCGATCCGTAAAAAAGCATGGGTGCCGACCCTGAAAAAAGCTGGCGTTCGCTATCGTAACCCGTACCAGACGCGGCACACCTTCGCCACCAAGCATATTAGCCAGGGCGTTAACCTCTTCTGGCTTGCCGGACAGATGGGCCACAAAGGGCCGGAAATGATATTCCGCAACTACGGTAAATACCTAGCTGAATATGACGGTAAAACCGCGATTTCAGCCGCTCTGTAGCGGGGTAAATATTTCAAAATGTTGGACAGAATCAGGACGTTAGACAGATCTCAATATGCACGTAAAATGCACTTGACGCCTGCCACAGCGACAGAATTGTTTATTTTCAATGAGTTAAATACACTTCGGACGCGAGTTCAACTCCCGCAGCTCCACCAAAATTCTCCATCGGTGATTACCAGAGTCATCCGATGAAGTCCTGAAAGCCCGCACGGCGCAAGCCCTGCGGGCTTTTTTGTGTCTGTCGTTGTCCGAGAAAGATCTAACGTTGCGTCATGGCCCGTGCCATCGTTGAAATCCCCGCACTGCATATCAAAGCCCACCCCCTTTCCCGCAATCAACATAAACCATTGATATTAAATATTTATCACCTCATTTATTTCCGTTTCCTTTTGTTTTGTCGAACGATCTGTGAACAACACCAAAACATTAACAACAAGGAAACAATAATATAACCACAGAGGTGACCTTATGCTCAATAAAGAACGGCATTATGCAATTTTGACCTGGCTTAACAGGTACGAACGGGCGACGGTGAATCAGCTTGCGAAAGTATTTAACGTCACCAGGGAAACGATTCGCAGCGACCTGAACTTATTAGCGCAGGAAGGCGGCATTGAGCGATGCCACGGTGGGGCAATTATCAAACGCCGTATTTTTCATACCCAATCAGTCAATAATTTAGATAGCAATATCATTCATTTTTTTGACTCCGCGCAGTCAAGAAAAACGATCAAATCCCGACATAAAGGGCGAAAGATGAAAGGTAAAGTCTGTATTCTGGGTTCATTCAACGTTGATATTATTGCTAATGTCGATCGTTTTCCGCAAAGCGGAGAATCTATTTTTTCCGAAAATACCATTATTGGACCCGGCGGCAAAGGCGCCAATCAGGCGCTGGCCGTAAGCAAATGCAATGTTAAAACCCATTTTGTCGGTAAAGTGGGTAACGATCAGTTTAGTCAGATGGCCTTTGAACATCTTTCATCTTCTGCTATCGACAGCTTCACGCTTTATCAGGATAAAGATCAGAAAACCGGCACTGCGCTTATTTATGTTTGTCAAAGCGATGGTGAAAATATGATTGCCATCAGCCCTGGGGCCAACAGGTCCATTACAGCCGATGAAGTTGAAGCAATTACCCCTGAAGTGAAAAACGCAGATATTTTTTTAACCCAGCTGGAAAATAATCTACCCGCTACCTTTCGGGCCATTGAAATTGCCCGCCGTAACGGGATTAAGGTGGTTTTGAACCCTGCCCCCTGGTCATCTGATGTGGTTAGCTGCCTGAAGAACGTGGACTTTCTGACCCCAAACGAGACTGAGGCCTCATTGCTGTCCGGCATTCATATCGTGGACCTTGCCAGCGCGAAGGAAGCCGCCAGAGCCATTAAAGCGAAAGGGGTAGGTCACGTCATCATCACCATGGGAGCGAAAGGCGCGCTTATTTATGACGGTGAGCAATTCATTCATATCCCGGCGCTGAAAGCCGTATGTGTGGATACCACCGGTGCTGGCGATGCCTTCAACGGCGCATTCGCCGCCGCGATGGCGAAAGGGGAATCCATTATTCAGGCAGCAAAATTTGCCTGTGCTTTCGCCTCTTTGGCCGTCGAAAAAGAAGGCGCATCAAATATGCCTGAATATAAAGATGTCCTGACCCGCCTCGCGCAATATAACGATAAAAACATTCTCACCGAGAAAATTTAA